ATGCTATCTTATACAAGGCCAAGTTAAAAGAAGAAAACAAACAAGATATTATTGAATGTAAATGGGAGCGCGAATAAATGGCACTTAAACTATATGCAAGCGAAGAAGAAAAGGGTCTATTGATTGCAGCCCTGTCTAACTATGGCAAGCCTTTGCTTGCAGAAAAGAAACCGTCAAGGGAAACCAAAAAAAAACTAGCTACAATCGAAAAGCTAATTCATCAAATACATTTTGGGCGCGAACAATGAGCCTGCTTGAAGAATTATACTTTGCCTGGTGGTTTGCCGATCAGGTCAACGCCAAAGCTGAAAAGCTAATTAAAGAACATCATGCAAATAGGTAAACCCGCAGAGTGCTATCCATTTAAAGATGAGCAAGGCTTTGTTTTCTTGCCACTTAAAAGCACCAATCTAACTTTGTCCTTTACAGGCACGCAAGAACAACACGCAGAAATAACAAATTATTGGAACAAGATCGGCAGCCCCGCATACAAAAAAAACAAAACCAATATCGAAAACATTTTAGATCTCAAAAGATCTTTACGCAAATTACCCAAGCCTTTGTTTAACAATGGCGTGATACAAACTTTAAAACTGGAGTATGAATATGATAGATGAACTAAAAGAATATAATTTTACCAAGCAAGGCGATGCCTTTGTTTATAGCGACGTGCCTAACGCTGTTTACCATGATGGCCCAGGTATTTCTAGTTCTTTTGTCAGAGCCTTTGGCAAGTCCCAAATACACGCCATTCAAAAAGAACAAAAGACCACGCCGCCTATGAACTTTGGAACGGCTGCTCACTCTTATATTGTAGAGGGTGAATCTGCCTTTCAAAACGATGTTGCCGTTATAACTGGATCGCCTTATACCAATGCTAACAAAATATTAAAGCAAGATTATTTAGAGCGTGGCCTTACTGTAATTAATGAAAAAGAATACAACGACATCAAAGGCATGCGCGACAATTTAATTGATGAAGCCTGGATGTATATCGACTCTGATTCAAAAGTAATTGAAAACAGCTTTTATTGGTATGAGGGCGATGTCCTTTGTAAATGCAGACCAGATGTTTTTTGTTCGCCTGTAAAAAAACCCTACGCTGACAATGACATCATCTTGGTCGATTATAAAACAACCAAGAGCTGTAATCCTGAAAGCTTTATTGAGTCAGTCAAAGAATACGGCTACGACATGCAAGCATCTTGGTATCGACGTGGTTTGCAACAAGCAGGCTACAACGTCAAAGATTTTATTTTTGCTGCTCAAGAAAAAACTCCGCCTTACGCATCTAAACTCTTTCGTATGAACAACGAGCAAATGGATAAAGGTTGGGAGCGTATGGCAAAATTCTTAGACAATTACAAAGAATACGAAGAAAATGGCAAGCCAACTATCTACAATCAACCAAATTTAGTTGATTTGTCTATTTGACTACAATTATTTGATAAAATATTTGTATGAACCCATATAAAATAAACAGTCCGTCTTTACTCACTTTTAGTGGTGGAAGAACATCTGGATATATGTTGAGAAAAATATTAGATGCAAACAATAATTCTTTGCCTAAAGATATGTTTGTTTGTTTTGCTAACACGGGAAAAGAAATGCCAGAGACTTTAGATTTTGTTAGAGATTGTCAAGAGAAATGGAATGTTAAAGTGCATTGGCTTGAAATAGATATACATGAAGAAAGACCAATATATAGAACAAAAGAAGTTGACTATCTGACCGCTAGCAGAAACGGAGAGCCTTTTGAAAATCTTATTAATAAAAGAAAAGTTATTCCTAATGTTTTTCAAAGATTTTGTACGCAAGAATTAAAAGTAAATGTGTTTAAAAGATTTATGAAAGAGAAGGGATTTAAGGAGTGGACTACTTTTTTGGGCTTAAGAGCAGATGAGCCTCAAAGAGTTGCAAAACAAAAACAAGCAAACAGTACGGGTAAAAATAATTTTGAAAGTTATATGCCTTTATATGAGGATCAAGTCACTAAACATGATGTCATTAATTTTTGGAAAAATAATGATTTTGATTTAAAGCTAAGTGTGATAAATAATCAGACTGTTGCTGGTAATTGCGATTTATGTTTTTTGAAAGGGACAAAAATTAAGCTACAAATAATCAAAGAAAAGCCAGAGCTAGCTGATTGGTGGATTGAAAAAGAAAAACAAAATGTAAAATTTGCAGAAGAAAGAAATGATAAAACTTATACCGAAATAGAAAAAAGATTTTTTCATTTTAATAAACAAATTAGCTATATAGAGTTAGTTGAAAAAAGTAAGGTTGATGCAAAACAATTTGATTTGTTTCCAGATGATTCTATAAGTTGTTTTTGCCACGATTAAAATAGATAGCAAAATTTAGGGCCCTTTTTCCAAAATCGACCTCACTCGGCTTTGTTCCTGCACATATCTGTGGCTGGTCTAACATCTAGTATCTAAAACACCAAAATTTAAACTACGAGCGTCTGATAGCCCCTTATAGGGTTTGTTGAAATGTCAAGTAAAAAAGGTATGAGCGCGGAGTTTTATGAATGATGATGGCGCCCCGCGCTCATGGTCGATGAAGAACCGCCATCAAATATATTTACAAGCTTGGCTTTTTAGGTTTTGCCTCGCTATTACTAACACCCAAGTCAGGAACATCGTCCTTTGGTGGGAAGCTAGTATCTGAGCTAATAGGTTGATAACCTTCAATCCTATTATTATCGCCAGGATAATCAGGATTGTTGCTGGCCTCAATACCAACAATAGCTTCGACTTTAAGTCCTTGTAATGCAGACGCATTATCTGGAGCTTTGTCCATGTCAACAGCTTTTAACAAAGAGCCGAACTGTCGTCCTGCAATTTCTCTGACCATGTCTTGTTTGTCAGTATCGCTGTTTTCATACCAAAGGTTGAAGTTATCTCGCAAGATCCAACCTGCAAATTTTTCTCCAACCACTTTAGCCTCTAAAGCCAGGTATGGATTACCCGCTTTCGAGTCTTTCTTTTCGCAACTAGATACTTCCACCGTATAAATACCTTCTGGTATAGTACTCGATGGATCTTCAAAGCTGATTTCTACATTATCAAAATCACCCATTTTTCTCTTCTCCTATATCGAAGCCTAGTTTTTTAATAATAAGCGTTAAGTTAGGGGCCTCGAAATCATCCAACTTACCACTTCTATCTTTAGCAATGTAATTAGCTCCACCGACAGTCTGCAACCATCGTTCAGGAACTTTCTTACCTTGCTCGTTTTCTTCACCCTCAAAGATACGCAAAGCCAAAACCTCATCAAAGAAGTAAGGTATTTGGACAGGTAGCTTTGCACCAACCATCATTGGTTGATAGTGAAATGCGCCTGTTTGCTCGTCACGAAGTTTATCCTCTTTCGCAACAAAGATAACATGCACTTTTAAATCTCTAAATCTACGCATCGTACGGGTCATCACTTCAATGACTTCGCCGTAAGCTCTACGCGGATCTTTTGATTTAAGTTTTTCTGAAGCCAACAATATTTCAGACATTTCTGTAACACTATCCAGGCAAACTGTATCGTAAGCCAGCTCTCCTTTTTCTAGTGCAGCAGCAATCTCTTCAATGTCGCTTGCTTCTTTGACCTCTATGGCATCAACATTGGTAGCGCCTTTAATAGACAAAAGCCCTGCTTCCATACTGATGATTAGAGTTTTACCTGGTGCGGATGCACAGGCGGTTGTTTTACCCGCTCCTGACGAACCGTAGATAAGAAGCTTGGCTCCTTGTTTTTCTACTAGATTGTTAGGATCGGTGATTCTTTCACTTATAGACATATAGTCCTCCTTTTTTTTATGTAGGGTATTTTAATTCATGTAAAAATAAAATACAATAAGCGGAATAAGAAAAAAGACAAAAAGTTATAGGAGAGGAAATGTCAACGAAATTACAAAAACAAAATCAATGGATAGCTAATTACTATTTCAGACTTTTTGAACTGACAAAGGTTAGTTTACATGAAATAAGTAAAATAGTAGAGCCTGAATATAAGGAGAGAAAAGTGGAAAGACACACACTTAAAGAATACATCGAGTTCCTCGGCACTGACGCCGCTGCTGAACTTTTTGGTTGCCCTGTAGCTACAGTTAAAAGCTGGCGGTATGGACATCGCCAACCAACTGTTAAACAAGCAAAACTTATTATCAAAGCTACTGGCGGCAAACTTGATTTTGAATCAATATACGGCCCTGTGGATGAAATTGAAGTTTAGTGTTCAACATACAAGTAACATCGCAGGATTCTGCGTTGGATCTAGCACTTGCCTATGCGGAACATGGCGTAAGCGTAGTACCTTTACAAAGAAAAAATAAAGTACCACCAAAAGAGCTAGGCGGTTGGGAGCAATACAAAACCCAACAACCGACGACGGAACAAATAACCAAGTGGTTTGAAAATCGCAATGACCTAGTTGTTGCTTTGGTATGTGGTGACTTTATCGTTGCTGATGCTGATACTCCAGAGGCCGTAGCTTGGGCAGATAAAAATCTACCTGTAACTCCATTTAAAGTAGCAACAGGCAAAGGCGTCCACTACTACTACAACAACCCAGAAAACTTCACCACCTATGTAGCCAAAAGAACCGCAGAGGGCGATCCCGCAAAACTGATTGATATAAGAGGGGCAGGCGGTCTTATTATTGCCCCCCATAATATTCATGCCAACGGCAATGTCTATAAGCCAATAGTTATACATGATTGGCAGTTAGATGATGTCAGCGATTTGCCAAACTTTACCAAAGAACTTTGGGTAATGATTACAGGAGCTGAGAAAGCCAACGGTAATCCTATACAAACTCCTTTTTCTTTAGACGGCGTTAGCCAAGGCTCAAGGAACGACCAAGCAGCTAGATTGGCTGGATATTTGGTTGCTAAGAATCTTAATACAGACTTTGTGCATTTTTTTGTTAATGCTTGGAACCAACAAAATGTTCCGCCTTTACCTGGATCAGAAATAGAAACTACTGTTAATAGCATACAAAAAACCCATGATAGAAAAAACCAACAAGCCCCAGCTTACATATCTAAACAAGTTAATATTGCAGAACCAGTAGATTTATTTAGTCCGCCAGGCATATTAAAAGACATTTTTGATTACTCAGAACAGGTAGCCCAAATAGCTCAGCCTGCACTTAGCATGCAAGCATCTTTGGCTTTAGGATCTGTAGCACTTGGACGTATGTATAAAACAGATATGAATAACTTTTCATCTTTGTTCTTCATGTGTATTGCAAAATCAGGGCAGGGCAAAGAGAATGTAAAAACAGTTATAGAGGCCATCTTAGAGCAAGCTGATTACTTAGACCTTATGGCGGGCGATGGTTATACCTCTAGTGGCGCTATCTACTCTTTGCTTAGATACAAACCAACTCATATAACAGTAATGGACGAGTTTGGTAAAAGGCTTGAAAGCATATCTAATTCTAGTAACTCTAACAAAGAAGATGCCTTACAAGTCCTTATGGAAACTTGGGGTAGGTGTCATGGTATCTTGCGTCCAGATAATTACTCGATGATGACGCTAACCCAAAAACAACAAAAGGAAGCCCTTGATAGATCAACAGTTAAACCAGCTATTACCTTGGTTGGTATGAGTGTGCCAAAGAATTTTTATGGCGCTTTATCAACAGGCCGTATTGTCGATGGGTTTCTCAATAGATTTATCGTGGTTGAATCTACTCTGCCAAGAGTCGTTGGTAAGATGAAGAAGTTTGTCAAGCCACCTAAACCTATATCTGATTGGGTGGTAGGTATTAGAGAGGTGCGCGATGAAATGGAGCAAATATCAAGAGATAACGCTGAGTTAGATTTCAAGCAACGCCTTATAAGTTTTAGTGATGAAAGTAAAATACTTTTAGAAAAGCTTGCCTACGATCTTGTTGACCGACAAAACAAACTAGAAAAAGAGGGGCTCGAAGTATTACTTTCAAGAACCAGAGAAAAATCTATGCGACTTGCAATGATATGTGCTTTAGCTGATAACAGGTATGCAAAAAGGATAGAAGCACCATTTACTAAGTGGGCTATAGATTATGTCATGTATTACGACCAGGTATTGATTGAGGCTTGTCGCGACAAAGTTGCAGGTTCAGAGATGGAGGGTCGTATTAAACAGATACTCAGCTTTATCAGATCCCAAGGCGAATGGGGTATAAGCAAGCGTGATATTGATAGGCGAGAGATATTCAGATCAATGAAGTCGTATGAAGTCAAAGAGATTATAGAACGGCTTAAAAATTCAGGCGAAATACAAGAGAAAGATTTACGTGCCAAGGGGACGGGTAGACCGACCAAAAGGATTGTTGCAATCGACCCAGAGTTTTTCAGTGAAGATTGATAGATACGCACTCAAAGAAACTATGAGTGATGTAGGGGTTGGCTTTTTACTGGCTTTTCCCATATCGCTTACGGTGTTGAATATCTGCAATTATTTTAACGCTTCTATCTTAGCAACATCTATTGCCCAAACATTTGTTTTTACCATTTTTGCCATACTCAGAAAATATTACATACGCGTTACATTTAAAAAGGGAGAAAAATATGAATCCTAAAATGGAAACAATCAACGATCAAAAAAGAGAAGAGAGAGTCGCTGGATTTATCGAAGGCCTTTGGAATGTTAGGTGTCATAAACTACCAACCAGCTACGGGCTAGATTATTGGTGTGAGTCAAAAGACTCTTGTTTTTGGTTAGAAGTAAAATGCAGATCCTTTGGTATTGATAGATACGATACTTTGCTGCTTTCGGCTAGTAAGCTTAGAATGGGATCAGCTTTGTCTTTGGCAACGAATCATCCTTTCTTGGTGGTCTTTGCTATGACTGATAGTGTTTATGGTCATACTTGGAAAAAAGATAAAGTTTACGATGTCCGCTACGGAACGATTGAAGAGCCAATCTATGAAGAGGACTCTGAGCCTTACATACACTTAGCCAAGGAAGAGCTCGATTGTTTATCAGAGCATGCGCTTGGATTTGATAGAGATGAGTTGGGTATTGTTTAACTCATACGACGCTCAGCAATATCTCTATTAGCTGGCGATAAACCTATAACGCTTGGGCTTGTTATACCTACAGACCTTTGTGGTATTTGCTGAACTTCGGGTAAATCTAAACTAGCAGATAATCTAGGTATTTGTTTTTGTGCTGTCAAAATATCAGATCCAACTTCGCTAATTGTCTCTGATATATTTAATTCTTCATCTGCTTTTTGGTATTCTTTTATTGCTAAGTCTGATAAGTCTCTTGTTGTTTCAAGTATTTCGTTACCTAAAGAGATTGGTAGAAATAATCTAAGAGCATCTTTTGTCGCATCTAATACTATGTTCACACTTTCTTTATCTGTTTTGGCTAATCTTCTAACAACAGCAGGGTTTCTTAATATAGAACCCATAACTCCAAGTTTTATTAAAATAGGGACGTAAGCTAAATTAAAAGCGTTTACAGCAACAGCTCCAGCTATCAAAGTTCCCGCTCCACCCTTATCGCCTTGCGTCATCACTCTTAAATCTTGTACCAAATTACGCAACCCTTTAACGGTTGCATCGTCAAACATTTCTCGCAATACATCATTTCCTTTTGCATTTAGGGCCCTTTCAAGTGCGTCTGGATTAAATATTTCGTCTATTCTTTTACCTGGACCAACGGTCAACCTTAATAAATTACGCATGCTTTCTTGTTGCACTTCTTGAAAAGCTTGGCTATCAGCTCCTAATATTGATTTTGTTTTTGCGATATTGGCTGCTTGCCCATTTCTAAAAACCGTATCAACAACCTCATCAGGCGCGGCGTTTGTTACTCTGCTAATAAATCTATCAGATTCTGCTAAAGCTCTTGCATTATCCGCGTCGGTAAATTTTTGTAAGGCTTGCGTAAATTCTTTCGAGTTTAAATTTTCTGCAATACTTTGTAGTTTTGAAGTTGGAAAATTTGTATTAATTTTTGTAAAGTCATCAATCACTCTTTGAAAATTTGGCACGTCGTCAAATAATACTTTTGTTGTTTCTCCAAGCCTGTTAATTTCCCTTGCAAATGTGACAGGATTTATAGTGTCATCAACAACATTTACTGATTTTCTTACGGCCTCTCTGATTAAATTATTGCGTAGTTGCTCTTTAATAATTTGTCTTTGTGGTTGATTTGTTTTTACGCCCGTTCTCAACATGCCAAATTTAGTTGTTGCTTCAACTTCAGTTATAGCATCTAAAAACCTTGTCAAAAGTTCTGGTCTGTTTGGTTTTAAAATTACTGAATAGATTTCATCAATATCTTTTGAGCCTAATCTTGCTTTATGTGTAACCCTTGCTACATCAACATCGTTAAATGGTTTAATGGCAGCATTATAATCATCATTATAGTTTTTAATCATTTTGGCTGCTTGTTTAATACTAGCAAAACTTTCTTTTTGAGTTCCAGTTCTAAGCAAACCTTTAATTGCAGTAAAGCTTGATCCACTAGCTAGGCCATCAAATATTTTATCAATACTATTTATTGCGTCTTTGAGAAAAACACTTTGTTTACCACCTTGTAAACCAATATTTCTTTGTAAAGTAAGTAAAGCCGATCTTGTATTATTTAGAGCCTCAATAGATATACCGCCTTCTTTTTTTTGCGCATCACTTATTACTTTTTTTAAAACAGCTATCGGCGGTGCTTTAACATCATCAGCTAGTGTCTTGTCTATGGTTGGGTAACGTCTTGTAATTTGCTCTAATTCTTTTTGCAGTTGTCTTAAATCTAATTTAATTTTTCCATCAATTGCATCTAACCCATTAGCTTGTAAAAATTCGTCAATAGATTGTTCTCTTTTTTGAAATGTTTTAGAGATTTGATCGTAAGAATCTTTTAGTTGGTTCCTTAAGGCTTGTCCAACTCCGCCTCTGGTGATGTCGCCATCAAAAGCCCCCTCATCTATGCCTTTAATTGTGTTTTTAATGATGTTATCAACTTCAGTTCTAGCTGTTGCAGATTTTTGCGATAAAGTTTGCATGTATTCATCAAACTCTCTAGCTGTAAATTTGCCAGCGCTTGTTAAGCCTGCAAAACTTTCTATTTCTGTATCAACTGCACCAAGTTTTTTTAAGGCCTCTTGCAACCTCTCGTTGCCATATTTAATTAAAGCGTCATCTCTCTCTTTTCTACCAAAAACAGTTTCGGCAGCTGCTTGAAGTCTACCAGGTATTTCTCTCCCAATAGCTCTTTGTGATACTGCTGCTGGAGTAAATGATTTTATTATATTTTTTGCTTGAGCATCTTTAACATCTTTAAATGTTGGTGTTCTGCCAAGCTTTGTCCCTAGTTCTATAAGTTCGCTAGGATCTGCGCCTTGGGCTATAGCTCTAGCTATATTCACATCAACTATATTTGCTTTTCTGCCAAGCATTGCATGTACGGCTGCTCCACCTGTTTCAAACAAGCCTTGCGACAAACCGCCAATTGCAGCCTCAAAAGCTAAATCTTTTGCTATCTCGCCTGCTGATTGAGCTTGTAGTCCCGCTGCCAACTCACCTGCCTCCTCAACACCTGCCCCTGCTGCCGAACCTAAACCTACAGCGGTTGCTCTTTGCCATCTTTTGTTTTTGAAAACTTGGCTAACTAAACGTAATAATTTGCTATGTGGAGATAAGGATGCTACTGCACCTGCGATTGGGCCAACCACTCCAGCAAAGTCAGCAAAATCGCCTGATGAAAAACCAGATTCGTCAATAATCACATTTTTATTTGTTTTTGGTAAAATGCCTAGACGGCGTAAGCCTAATGGGGTAAGTGCAAAATTATTTGCTGAATCTCTGATATAGCCTTGCGAACCAACTCTTTGATTTAAGACCAACTCTTTTTCTTCTTGAGTTTCTGCTAAATCAAGCTGAGCTCTAAGACCAGGAGCCTTGACCCCTGTTTCGTAATCAAAATTTTCCTCGTCAAAAATTTTAGCTGTGCTTTCTTCTGCTAAAAAAGATTTTACTTTTTTTATAGCTTCTTCCTCCATTCCAGCAGGGCCCTCTACCTCTATTATTCTGCCGTCAGGGGTTTCTATTTCGTAAATCATTGAATTTTTAGTCTAATTCTACCTTCTTTGCTAGTTGTATCAAATGCAAAAGTTTGTGGAGCCAGCGGTACAGGTAAATCGTTTTGTGTAAAAAATAAACTTGTTGCCTTATATTCGTTCAAAGCTTTTTGTGATCTTTGATTTACAGAATTAATTTGTGTATTAATTTTTTCTAACACTTCGGTTTCTCTAGTAAGAGGATTTTTTAAATCGCCAACTAACTGTCTAGCTATCTGTCTATCAACATTTGATATTGTTCTGCCACTTTCACCAGTGATAGTTTTAATATTACCGTTAGCTATTTGTTCTAAAATTACAACAGCTCTTTCTCTTGGGCTTAGCGGTATGTTTGGATTAAAAAAACCAGCAACTTGATTAGCTAAAGATTTTGTTATGGGGCCAAGTCCTGTAATATCAGACTTTTCCATAATTTCTTTTACAGAATTGAACATCTGTAAAGTTACTTGGCCTTGCTCGTAGTCACTTACCGCTTGCGCAAGATCATTTGTTTGTTTTGCAATTTTATCTGGAGAGGTATTTTTAATTTTTTCTTTAGCTAAAAATTCTGCAAATTCTGAAGGTTGGCTTTTTGCTAATTTTTCTGCGCTTTCCTCAGCTGCCCTTAAACTGGCTGCCGATGCGGCTCCAGATGCAATACCTGAAAATCTACCCTCTTCTACTAATTTAACACCAGTCTCTCTTAAAAGACGATTTAAGTTTTTATCATCCAACATCCTATCTTGAAAATCGCCTGTTATTTGTAGCGAAGCATCTTGATTAATTTGATCTTGATCTTCTACTTCTTTATTAATTTTATCTTGACTAACCCCTAAAACTTTATCTATTTCTTCGTCAGATATACCGCCAAAGTAAGGATCTATGGCTGTTTTATCTTTAACTTCTTGTTTTTTAGTTGCCGCAGAGCCTTGCTGTTCTTCTAATTTTCTAAGTTCTTCAGCAACTTCTTCCTCAGTTGTTTGGGCTGCTGTCAAACCGCCTAAACCTAAGCCTGAAAAAAGACCAAACTTAGCCCCTGGTTTTAAACCGATTTGATAAGAAGAAAGCTTGGTTGGGTCTTGAGGTTGAAAACCTTTTTTACCTGGAGTTGCAACACCTGGTAATTTTTTTGAAGTAAAAGGATTTAAAAATCTATTTGAAGTAACCGCTTTTGTAAGCATAGGAGAAAGACGATTAAATATTGGTCTTGCCAAAGATCTACCACCATACAACCCAACTATACCTATGCCTGTATCTTTGATCGCTCTCAAAGCCTCATTTTTAGTTTGTACTTGATATGCCTCTACAGGATCACCTGTAACAGATAAAGCTGTATTAATAGGAGTTTCTTTTACAACCTCACCTCTTGGATTTCTTTGTACTGCTACAAAACCTTCGCCTTTAGGCTCTATCGTAAAATTTAATTGATATGGCTCAAACTCATCGTAGGAATCAACAAAAGGGTTGCTAGCGACATCTCCCGTTGCAAACATTTTTCTATTTAAAACGCTCATTTAGCTTCTCGGCGCAAATGGATTGTAGGGCAAATTAGCCCCTGGATTGTCAACATTAAAAGCTGGCGGTAGCCCAAAGCTTGGTAAAGTTGGTGCTACTGCTGGCAAACTACTCGGCATGTT